CTATGTATGGCTACATTGAACAGGCTGTCAGTCATGGTAGTGGTGAGCCTGTTGTCTTCTACAGATCAGATCACAGACCTTGGGTTGTTATGATAGGACTAGAACACTACATGGATTTAATTAGAGATTGGAAGATAAATGAAAAGAAGCTTTAAAATTTGGGCAGTTGCAGGAGGTCCTTATAGTAGGGAACAATTAGAAGATGATTACTATGAAGAACAGTATTCTGAATTTCCTGAAGATGGTAACTTTTTACTCCTGTGTAATGTAGAAGAAAATAAAAGGTTAAGAGAAGAAGAGTTTTGGTTCTCTACAGAGGAGCAAGCCTATAAGTTTAAAAATTATATTGATGGAAGAATGGAAGCTTTAGAAGTTTCTGAAGATTAATGTGTTGACTTTTAGTGAGATTGGAGTATAACTATGGGTTTACGATTTGAAATAGTTTTAACTGTTGAGGTTGAGGAAGATGCAAATTTTCTATCAGTTGATGAAAGCAGTGCACTAGAAGTTGTCAAGGAAAAAATATCAGATTGCATTTATGATTTAGATGATGTAGAGATATTAGAGTCAGATATTACAAGGAGAATAGATTGAACTACGATATGGAATTGTACAGTAAACAAGTTGAAAAACTTATTATTACTGAACCAAAGAATAGATTGATGGAAAATGTTTTAGGTTTAGGAGAAGAAGCAGGGGAAGTTCAAGGTAAGATTAAAAAATTAATTAGAGATAAAAGTTTTTCTAAATCTGAAATTATAAAAGAATTAGGTGACTGTCTCTTTTATGTCACAGCTATAGCAAATTATCTGGATTCTAATCTACAAGAAGTAGCTAATGCTAATATGAAAAAGCTTCACGACAGAAGAGACAGAGATAAAATAAAAGGTTCAGGAGACAATAGATGAATAACGCTTTACCCACAGATTATCAAAACTTTATTGCCACCTCTCGTTATGCACGTTGGTTAGAAGAAGAAGGAAGAAGAGAAACGTGGACTGAAACAGTCACACGATATGTAGACTACATGGCAGACAAGACAGGTCTTGACAAGAAGACAACAGATGAGATCTGGAATGCTATCTATACTCTTGACGTTATGCCATCTATGAGAGCCTTGATGACTGCAGGACCTGCATTAGACAGAGATAATACTGCAGGATATAACTGCTCCTATCTTCCTGTCAATGATCCTAAATCTTTTGATGAAGCTATGTACATACTTTTGTGTGGCACAGGTGTAGGTTTCTCTGTTGAGAGACAATACATAGATAAACTGCCAGAGATACCAGAGAAGTTATTCAAAAGTCAGACAACGATTGTTGTTAGAGACAGCAAGGAAGGTTGGGCAAAGGCATTCAGAATGTTAGTTGCACTATTGTATGCAGGTGAAGTTCCTGACTATGATGTTAGCATGATCAGACCTGCAGGTGCTAGATTAAAAACATTTGGTGGTAGAGCATCAGGACCTGCTCCTCTTGTTGATTTGTTTAAGTTCACAATCAATATGTTCAAAGGTGCTACAGGTAGAAAACTCAATAGCTATGAGTGTCACAGTATCATGTGTAAGATAGGTGAGATTGTAGTAGTAGGTGGTGTAAGACGTTCAGCTATGATCTCTCTCAGCAACCTTTCTGACATACGTATGCGTCATGCTAAGACAGGACAGTGGTGGGAAACTGCACCACATATGGCACTCTCTAATAACTCTGTAGCTTATACAGACAAGCCTGATTCAGAAACATTCTTACGAGAGTGGACTTCATTAGTAGAATCAAAGTCAGGTGAGAGAGGTATCTTCAACAGGGTATCTGCACAAAAGCAAGCAGCTAAGAATGGAAGAAGAAATCCAGACTATGAGTTTGGCACTAATCCTTGTAGTGAGATTATTCTTAGACCCCATCAGTTTTGTAACTTAACTGAAGTTGTGATCAAGGAGCATGATACAGATGAAGACCTAGATCGTAAAGTCAGACTAGCTACTATCTTAGGTACTGCACAAGCTACTCTTACTGACTTCCCCTATCTAAGAAAAATATGGAAAAGTAACACACAGGAAGAAAGATTACTTGGTGTAAGTCTTACAGGTATCATGGACAACATACACACAAATTGTTTTCTTGTAAACATGAGAGAAAGACTTACAAGACTAAAGCAGATAGCTATAGATACAAACAAAAAGTATGCTAAAAGATTTGGTATAGAAGAGAGTACAGCTATTACCTGTGTTAAACCATCAGGTACAGTATCACAGCTATGTGATTCAGCAAGTGGTATTCATGCTAGACACAGTAGGTATTACATCAGAACAGTTAGGGGAGATAACAAAGATCCACTTACAAAGTTTATGATAGATCAAGGTGTGCCAAGTGAACCTTGTGTAATGAAACCTGACACAACAACTGTGTTTAGTTTTCCAATGATGTCACCTTCAGGTTCTAGACTTAGAAATGATCTGTCTGCTGTTGAACAGTTAGACATTTGGTTGATCTATCAAGAACATTGGTGTGAGCATAAACCTTCTGTCACTGTTACAGTTAAAGAAGAAGAGTGGCTTGATGTTGGAGCATTTGTGTTCAAACACTTTGATAAAATGTCAGGTGTGTCTTTCTTGCCACACTCAGATCATGTTTATCAGCAAGCACCCTATCAGGAGTGTACAGAAGATGAGTATGATGCTATGCTTCTTAAAATGAAAACTAGAATTGATTGGTCTAAGCTACGAGATTATGAGTCAGTTGATACTACTGCAGGTAGTCAGACAATGGCTTGTAGTGGGGATAGTTGTGAGATCGTAGACATAGGAGCTTAACATGACTGCTATTTATCCAAAAGAAATTTGCGTTATGTGTGGCAACTATCTAGATGACGATATGAAATGTTATGAATGTGAGGATTGTAATATGGAACACTCAACAGAAGATGCTTTTGATATAGGAGATACAGTGACAGTAACATCAGATACAACATTTGACCACATAAAGTTTACAGGTGAGTATGACCCTGTGAATAAACCACCACACTATACTCTTAATGGTGGACTAGAATGCATTGACTATATGAGACAGGTGTTAGGACTACAAGGTTTCATAGATTACTGTCATGGTAATGTTATCAAGTATCAACACAGATACAACTACAAGGGAAAACCTGTACAAGATATGGAAAAGGCACAATACTATCTAAACAAAATGGTAGATGCCTTGAAGGAGAAACATAAGTGAGATACAAAAACCTAGAACAGGAAGCTAGAAACTTTAACAAGCTACGTATGATTAAGACCAACAGTAACGACAAGGTTCTTACAACAAGAAGGTTTCTAGCAGGTCAGGCACTGTCTGGTATCATAGCCAGAAGTCCTAGTTGGTCTAACAAAAAAGATGTAGTGAGGGAAGCTTATGAGTGGGCAGACAAGATGTTAGAAGAGGGTTAGTTGTAAATAAACTCATCCTTATTTTCTATAAGATATAACAAGTATTGCATTTTTATTACACCTTCTTCTCCATTTCTTTGCATCTCATCTAAAAAATCATCTAAGTTACCATCATACTTAATAACCTTTTCTAAAGCATCTTTGACAACTCTTTTTTTCTGAGATCTAACTTTTCTTTCCACCTCTAAAAAGATATTACTTTTGTCACGACTGTCTTTAAAAATAGACCTAGCTCTTTGTTTAACTTTTGTAAGTATCTTTTCATAATCGTTTATTCTACTATCTAAATCTTTTTCTAGAAAACCCTCATCTATTGCTTTAGACGCTTCATAATTAAATATATCTCCAACTATTTCATCTAATGCGTTTTTATACTCTGGTGTTCCTTGAAAAGTAACTGCCTTAAAACTTTGCATACCTATTGATGCTGCTATCCTCTCTGATGGGGTAGGGTTTACTGAAGATCTAAAACCTAATATTTTACCTGCATCAACAGAAACTTTTTCTCTTGTACCTACCTTAACATCTTCCTCTTGAACAAGAGGTTTAAAACCAAACATGGTTGGTATCTTATCTACATATCTTAAAGTTTGATTTAAAAGTTTATTACCTTGATTCCTGTCAGGAACTGAAAAATCTCCAGAAATAACAGAAGCCAAAGTATTTACAGGTTCTGCAAATCTTAAAAAACCTGAGGTAATTCTTGAAAGACCTGACACTATTACTTCTAAGCTTGTTTGGAAAGCCTCATCAAAACTTTCAGCATTCACTAAAGAAGTTCCAAACCTTTTAATTGTATCAAAAAATTCACCAGTTTGTCTGAAGGTCTGACCTAAAGTTAATGAAAAAAATTCCTCTTTTAAAGCAGGTGGTATATCTCCATCTATTCTATAATGAGCTAACATCTGTCTTGTTATAGCAAGAAGATTTTCAGGTGCATCATAAATTACATCTTGAGTAGAACCATCAGGTAAAGGTTCTTGATTATATGTTAGACCATTTCTAACTTTATATTCAGCAATTTTACTTCCTGCACCAACTATTGCTGTTAATCCAACAAGACCTTTTGAAAAAAGTTTCACACCCTCTTCATCAGCTAAGTTTAAATCTCCTACAAGTGTTTTTCCTACAACGTGCTTTGCAGCATTTAACATTGTGTAGTCACCAAAAAAAGCTGTAATTGAGTTAAAAAATCTTCCAAATGGTATAAGAAAACCACCACCGGGAGAATTTGAAATTGTTTCTACTCCTTTAGCTATCTGTAATGTTGGATTAAAATACTTAGATGGTTTCTCTAGCCAAGAGTAAGAATAAGTTTCTCTTTTAGTTCTTACTATAGCAGGATTAAGAACTTTTTCTACAAACTTAGGTGAATACATTTCAACAAAAGGATTAAAATCTTTTGATTCCATAAAGCTGTTATAGTTTTTACCATAGACACGCATAATATTTTGATCTAAATCACTCATAAATGAAATCATTTTAGTCATTTCATCCTGAAGTTTAACACCCATAATATTTTGTATAGTTGCAACAGATTTTTCTGACAACTTATTAATCTTAGCATCTGGATCTAAATTTAATCTTTGAAGAACATTTCTTGATTCAATACCACCAGAAATTTCTGATAGTATCTCATCTGCTACCTCTGGTCTAACCTTTAAAAAATTAAAACCTTGTTCTATGGTAGCATTCATGTCAAGAACATTGTAACCTCTTCTCACTGCTCCTAATATAGAACCAAAACCCTCTTGCTTTCTACCCAAGCCTACTTCAATAGATCCTTGAACAACATCAGATATATCATTAGCAAAGGTTGTAAATGCCCACCCCTTGATGTTTAATCCTGTAGTTCCGGGATGTGATGTAACAAGTCTTTTCCAAATAGATTGAACATACTTAACCCTGTTAGCAGAGTTTTCAAAAGTAGCTGATTTTCCTTTTGTATTACCTGACTTATGTAGATTAAGCAAGTCCATTGGTGTAAGAGCACTTGGATCTTTCTTTAAAAAATCTGCAGCAACTCTTCTATTAAATAATGTTTTACCTGCACCACTTGTTTTATCTACAAAAAAGTTTGATAAATCCTCTGCTGTTTTTATCCTAACTAAATCTGTTTTATTAAAACTATCTTTTCCTATAACAGAGGAGAAGTTATCCATAAGTTCTTTAACAGTTTCATCAGGAAGATACTTTATGGCATCATTGATAAAATTTGATGGGTTATCTTTTGCTCCTCTAGGCACATGAACAAAACCTGCTTTGGCTAAACTTACTACTAATCCATCAGTAATAATTGTAGCATCAGGCTTATCAGTTAAAGTGCTTAAAGGACTAGCTGTAAACTTTTTACTAAATTTTCCTTTTTTATCTCTTCTATAAGTTTGAGCAAAAACTTCTCTTACATCACTACCAAAGAAAAGCATTGACTCAAACAAATCTTCTACACTTCTTGAGCTTCCTGCAATATCTTTAATCAAAACTTTTTCTGCAGCATCTTCCCTAACTTTTAACCAAGATGTATAGTTTTCAGTATTTTCTCCAAAATCTTTAAATACATTTTTTAAGCTTTCACTAACAGACCCAACATCAACTCTTTGCATCACAGCATCTGTTATTTCTTTTTCAGATTTACCACCAAACTTTTTACTTATATCAACATATTTTTGAAAGTTAAATACTTTTCCTGCACCATCTTTTATAACCTTACCTGTAGCAAATAAAGATGGTAAAGCAATAACGCTTAGTGCTGTTCCAACAGATTGTGGCAAACTAAATTCATCTTGAACACCACTACCTATTCTAATGTTTTGATAAATATAATCTGTTCCTACAGAAGCAACAATGTCAGTAGCTGTAGCACCTACGACAGGACTTCTGATTGCTTTTTTTACTTTAATATTTTTAAAACCATTTTCAAGAACTTTTCTTTGCACCTGTTTAGCTTGCTCATTAGTCATGCCTTTTTTCAGAGCTTCCTGCACAGCCTTTTTAGCTACTACTCTCAAAGCCATACCTGAAGATTTTACAGCACCCATAGACCACAATCTTCCTACACCTAAACCTAAAATAGTTGTTGGATCATAAATAGCAGCCTTTGCATAATCTCTTATACCATCTAAAAAATCACCATCTTTACTAAAAATACTAGGCATCCTATCCATAAGTTCAAAAGAAGCTCCCATTAAAGCTCTTTGATCACCATCTGCTCTGGCAAACCATGCTGCATCATTAGCAGTTGTAACTGTCTGTCCACCTGCCAAAGATCTCATCC